CAGCAGCCAGTTCGGCAGGGCCTCCAGCCGAAGCGAGCGGCGCGGCGTCTCGTAGATGTCGCCGGTGTTGCTGTTGCGGTAGACGTACATGCGGCCGCCCTACGGGTTGACTCGGAAATCGACCTGGACGACCACCTCGGACGGGCTTCCGGCCGGGTCGGCGGTGACGACCGAAAGGGTGTCGCCCGCGGCGAACACCGCGTTCTGCAGGTGCGTCCAGCCCGCCCACGTGTCGGTGACGGTGGCCAGCGGTTCGGCGAGCAGGTCGCCGCCGTTGCGCTGCGCGTTGACGACGCCGCCGCTTCCGCCAGCCCGGTAGGCGCGCACGGCGATGGCCGTGCAGGCGACCGGGAGCCTGGTCACCATGTAGGTGCCGGCCGCGCCCTTGGCGACGCGGTACTCCTTGTTGAAGGTGCGAACGGCGGACAGGTCGACGTCGCCCGCCCTGCCGTCCACGCTGTTGACCTTGTGGCCCATCGCTGCCCCCTCCTGAGGCTGTGTGATGGAAGGCCCGCCCGGCGTGCGGGCGGGCCCGGTGGATACGCAAGCGTTAAGGCTTGCGTCAGGCGACGTCCGCGCCCTTGATCAGGACGGCCCTGTTGGGGTCCAAGGTCTTAGTGCCGTACAGGCAGTCGATGCTGACCACGTCCTGCTTCTTGTCGATGTCGTAGTCCATGACCACGCGCAGGCCGAAACCCTTATAGCTGGCGACAGCGGCGTTCGCAGCGCCCTGCGGAAGCACGAGCGGACGGGTCACGAGCGCGAAAGCGGTCCTGTGAAAAGACACACCGACCTCGGTCGTTGAGTTGCCAGTGGTCTGCGCCGGGACCTTGATGTTCTGAGTCTGGTACGGGTCGAAACCGAAAACGCGCCGACCCAGGGACGCCTCACGCAGACCATCGGTGTCGCCGCGCGCGTCCGCCCGGTTGAACAGGTCATCGCCGAGCCACAGCGCCTCGATCTCCGGGCCGACCACCAGGTAGCGGTCAGCGGACGGGACGTTGCGCTGGTTGAGCACCCGGCGAGCGTCGATCGCGACCCGAGGGTTGCTGTAGTCGAACATGTTCTTGCCGACCGGGTTCGCAGGGAACTGCACGCCACCCTCAGCGGTGACGCCGACCTCCTGCAGCACGTCGTTCCGCAGGGCGAGGATGTCGCGGTCGATCTTCTGCGCGATCGCCTCCATCGCCGGGTTGAGCAGCTGCACGCCGAAGTCCTCGATCTTCAGCGTCAGCTCCTCGGTCGTGACCGCAAAGCTCACGTCCGCGAAGTGGTTCAGGGTGACCGGGATCGAGGTCTCCTGCGCGTTCTGGATCTGGATGCCGTCCGCGCGCACGTACTCGTTCGCGGTGAACACCGCCGGCTTGCGGACGTTCACGGTGTCGCCGATGCGCGCCGCGAACTCCTCCTCGTAGTCGCGGTGCACGAGCATCGCCATGACCGTGGTCTCGTACAGGGTGGCCAGCGCCGCACGAGCGATCACGCTCGGGGTCAGAAAGGTGTTAGCCATGGGGCCTACTCCTTGGTGTTGGACTTCCGGCGGCGTGCCGCGCGAAAGTCATCGGTGGTCATCTGGTCCGGGTCGGAGCTACGGCCACCGGGCCCACCGGTGAACTCCCCTCCGCTCCTCGCAGGCGGCCCGCTCAGCGATGCCGGCTTGAACTTCGGGTTGTCCTCGACCGCCTGCGTGATCCGCTCCGCCAAGGCGGTGCCGAAGTCGTCGGCGTTCGGGTCGAGGTCCTTGATGGATCGAAGAAACGAGCGCGAGTCGAGCAGCGCGTCCCCGTCCGCGCCGAGCTTCAGCGCAGTACGGTGCACACCCAACTCCGTCAGCGCGCGGCGGTGCAGCTCCCGCTCCTTGTCGCGCTCCTTCGCCGTGGCGTCCTTCTCAGCGCTCAGCCGCTCGACCATCTCCTTCGGGTCAACCGGCTTCTCCTCCTCGGCCACGAGACCGAGGGCCTTACCGATCTGCTGCGCCAGCTCCGCCTTCGCCTGCGCCGCCACCTCCTCAGGAGACGGCCCGGCCTGCTGCTCGGCCGTCTTCTCCTTCTCCTGCAGCTGGGTGCGGTACTTCACGGCGTCGGTGCGGGCACGCCGCAGCTCGGCCTGCGCCCACGCGGGAAGGTCGTCGATCTTCCGCGCGTTCGGCTTGGCCTTGTCCTCCTCTGCGGCCGGCGCCTGCTCGGGAGGCGTGTTCTCCGCCTCCGGCGCGGGCGCGTCCTGGCCAGCCTGACCGGCCTGCTCGGCCTGGTCGGCGGTTGAGGAGACCTCGATCTGCTCGTCTGCCATGAGCTGACACTCCTTGCGAATCGGTGATGTGCCGCCCGGCCTGCGGGCTGTCGCACTCCGCCCGGCCTGCGAGCGGGCATGAAAAAGGCGCACCCGGTGGGGTGCGCCCGCATATGACAAAGGCCCGCGCCGGGCGGGCCTCTCAGATGGTGGTGAAGATCGAGCTAGTCGGTGACCAGCTCGAAGTCCGGTGCGTACAGGTCGGGGTCGAGCACGTCAGCGGCGGGCCTGCCCGAGGCGTACGCAGCCTTCAGGATGCGCCACACCTGCGACTGCGCCCTGATCCCGGCCACGCCCGCGTTCTCGTCCGGGACGAACCCGGCCGCGTCCCGGCCGTCCGTCCACACCTCGCCCAGGACCTGGCCAGCCCGGTCCCTCAGCGGAGCGCGGCGCACCTCCTCCTTGCGGGCGGCCTTGCTGCTATACGTGCTCGCCGTCTTACCGACGACGGTGATCGTCTCAACGAACCGCGGATGCATGGGCGCGTCGTCGTTCTCAGCCATTCCTGCATCATCTCCTAAGATCACGCGGTGTAGCCTCTGTGGGCGTCGCCGAAAGCGTCGGGCTCCCAGTCGTCGAGCGGCGCGTCCCCGAACCACTCGTCGGGAACAACCTCCGCCTCAATGAACCACTTCCCCTTCACCTTGTATACCGAGTGAACGATGTACGTGGTGTCGCGGCGCAGGAGCAACTCTCGTTCGCCCGGGTGCGCCGTGAGACCTTCGACGTTGATTGCTCCGTGACCGCTCGGCACACGCAGCATCAACAGAACCGGCATGCCGGAGAACGCGGCCCTGCTGCCCGCGCTGGTGGACATGTACGCCTTGTCCCGCAGTACCCGCCCGATCAGGCCGTACATCTCGTCCGGGGAGTCCATGTTCACGCCGTTGGCCGCCGTGTAGCGAGAATCGACGCCGCGGTGCACGATGACCGCCTCAGGGACCCTCTGCCGGGTCATCGCCCTGTCGAGCCTTTCGATCAGTCTCAGCGTCTGATCGCTGCCGCCCCCGTCCCGCAGAGCATCGTTCATCCGCTCGTAGTCGTCATCGGTGTAGCGGTGGATCGCGTCGTATTCGTCGGGACGCCATCGGCTCGGAGGGATCGGAGGCATGTTGGCCCGGAGCCACTGCACGCCTTCCTCATTGCTCCGGTGGCGGGCAGCGTCACGCATCGACGACGAACGACGAGGCGTCACCTCAGCAGCGTCATCCCGCTGCGTCAGGTCGCCCTGGGGTGTCGGCGCCGCCTTCGGCTTCGGCTTCAGCACCGGATGCTTCAGCGGGTCCGTCGTCTCATCGGCCCGGACCTGTTCGCGGGCCTTCTGCCGCAGCAGGCCCGTCTTGTCCAGGTGCTCCTTCATCTGCTCCTGGTAGGCCCGCAGGTGCCGGGTCGCGGCCTTCCGCTCGTCGCTGCCCGGCGGGGCCGCCGCCGCGCGACGCTTCCACCCCCTGATCTGCCGTTCCAGGTAGCGCTGCTGCTGCGTGTCCTCGTACGTGCCCTCCGCCTCCGGCTTCGGCGGCGGCTTCGTCAAGCCCGGCAGGAACACGCCGAACGTGTGCTTGCAGTTCGGGTGCTGCAACCCCGCCGCGCGGGCCTGCGCCACGGTGCCCGCGACGCGCACGGTCACCATCTCGCCCGTCAGGAAGTTCTTCTCCTGCCGGTCGCCGACCGCGCCGCCCTGGGAGAGCACCTTGCCTTCCCACGGGTCGCACACCGGGCACGAGTACGGCGCCCGCGACACCATGACCAGGTCGTGGCCGTTCTCCCGCAGCGTCTGCAGGTGGCCTTCGTTGGCCGCCCGCGCCATCGCGGTGCGGGCCGCCATCTCCGCGTAGCTGGAGATGGACCAGGTGCGGTTCTTCCCGTCGAAGAACGTGATGCCCTTCGCCGCGAACTTCTGCAGCGCCTTCGTCATCACCTGCTGCCGGGTGGCCGCGCCGGTCAGCGCCAGCGGAGCCGTCTCCGCGATCACCTGCCGGTAGATGTCGCCGACCTGCCGCAGCGCCCCCGTGGTCAGATCGGGCAGCAGGCCGAGCGCCTCCTTCAGCAGCTGTGCCAGGCCCGCGCTGGGGCTGATGCCATGGCCTTCGCCGAGCCCTTCCAGCTCCTGACTCGCCCGCTCGAACCCGTCCTGCCACGCCTGCGAGACGCCCTCTTCGAGAGCCGTGGACGCCAGCGCCTCCAGGTCCCGCAGGACCTTCTCGGCCTGCTGGCTGAGCGCCTGGACCTCTTCGAGCCGGGCGCTCGCCTGCAGCGGCGCGTCGTTCCCCTTGGCCAGCGCCTTGGAGATGGCCTCGAACAGGGTCGCCTCCGCCTCGGCGTACTGGGCTGCGATCGCGGCGGCGAGCGAGATACGCCCCTCCACCTGCTCTTGCAGGTCATCAGCCATCGAGGTCGTCGTCCTGGCCCGGCAGGATCTGCTCGTCGAACGAGTCCGGATCCTGGAGGTTCAGGCCGAGCTCATCCCGCAGCCGCTTCATCTCCGCCGACACCTGGACGTCGTCCCAGTCCGGGTGGACCATCCGGATGCGGGTGTCGATGCTGGCGGACTGCGCCCGGTTCAGCATCTCCACGGTGCGGGCCACGGCCTCGGTCTCCAGGAACACGCCGTCAGGCCACTCGACCTGCGGACGCTCGGCGGTGACCTTGCTCTTGTAGATGTAGTGATCGACGTTCAGCAGGCAGTCGCCCAGCCACGCCAGCGCGGGCGTCCAGTAGCCGATCTTCCGGCCCCGGGTGGTGAGAGACTGCCGCTCGCGCGACTGGATCTCCGTCGCGGTCGCCTCGACACCTTCGCCAGCCTCGCCGAAGCTCTGCACGCTGTACCCGGCGCCGCGCAGGATCTGCGCGACCAGGCTCTTGGCGGTCTGCTGGTGCTCGGCCACCCGGATCTCGAACTGGGAGACGGTGATCATGTTGCCGCCACCGTTCGCCGGAGGCAGCATTCCGAGCCCGCTGTAGATCTCCCGGTCCGGGTCCCAGTACGAGCCCTTGCCGCGGCCGGTGTTCTGCAGGTACACCTCGGGCACGATGATGCGGGCCTTGCCGAGCCGCAGGTCCCGCATCCACGACGTCCACGTCTCATCGAGCGCGTCCATCAGCGGCTCCACCCCGGCGTAGTCGGAGCGGCCCAGCGCCGTCCCCCGCAGCGTCCGGTGAGGCCTCATGTTGGGCACGTAGTAAACAAGTAAGCCCTTTTGATAGCCGGAATCGAACCCGCCGTCCGCGTCCACGATGGCCGCGAACCCAGCCGTCGCCGGATGGTCCTCCAACGGCACCGGGTGGCCCAGCCGCGAGTCATCGCCCTGGTAGAGGCCGTGATAGACGCGGCCACGCTCGTGCCGCTCCAGGTGTCGCCACACGACCTTCTGGTCCTCGCCCACGACCCGCCAGAACGTGACCGCCGACAGCCGGCCACTGTGGAACTCGGGCACCGCCGTGTCCGCAGGAACCGAGTCGACCACCGGGTGATCAACCATCTCGGTGTCCCAGCCGACCCGCAGGTAGACGCCGCCGTACGCGCTGTCCAGCTCGCCAGCCTCCAGCAGCCCTGCGTACACCGAGCCTTCGTTGAGGATCTGGTCGAGCCGCTTCTGCGTCTTCTTCCCGGACGCGCGCAGCGTCGGCGGCTCCGAGAACAGCAGGTCCGCGGACTTGGACGCGATGTCCGCCGCCAGCGGCACGTGCAGCTTCGTCGAGCGGGACTGCCCGGCCGGGATCGGCGACCCCCAGAACCACCGCGCGACGCGGCCGACCGCGCCGCCGCCCCACTGCAGCGGCCGATCCCAGCCCTTCAGGTCCAGGCCCAGGCCGGGCGTCACCGCCCCGTTGCCGTACACCTCAGCGAGCCGGTCAGGATCGCCCGAGTACCAGGCCCCGTACTGGCGATACAGACGCATCTCAGCACGGATGTGCGGGGGCGGCCACTCCTGGTCATGAGTAGGGAGCGGCATCACACCACCTCTCGTCGTTCGCGTCGTTCATGTGATCGGGACCAGTCCGGCCGGGAGCAAGGGCTGCTCCTCGACGGCGGTCACCCGCACCCACGCCTGATGGGTGCCTTCCGGCAGCGCCACAGCGCCCTCACCGGGGCCGACGAGGATCCTCGCGTCAGCGCCGTCCGCCTGCGGCGGCTCCCACTC